CGATCTTTGTCGCTTAGAGCGGCCACGCGCAAACGTGCAAGGGCCAAAACCCTCTAAATTTAGAAGGAGGCCGGCTATGTCCGAGAGGACGAATAACCTTAATGACGTTCACGTGCGGCTCCGGGCGATAGGTTTACCACCTGTCGTAGTGCGTCAACTAACCGAAGAGATTAGTAAGCGTCTTTCAGATCAAGGAGCCCAAGGGACCGTGATCTGGCTAAAGTCGTTGAAAGTCGACTTCGTCAGACTGCTTGCAGGGCAGAGCCCTGTGGGGCACTATGCCAAGCGAAAGTTCCGTTTACCAAGTGGACAGATTCTCTGTCTTCCACGAGGCGTATTCGGATACCTGTTCAGGCTTGGTGCTGAGGCTGGAAACAGCCGACGCAAGCTTCACAAGGTATGGCAGGCGTTGATCACTTATACGAGATTTGAGTCTCGGGAGGTGACCTTTCAACAGTGGAAGAAGTTCTCTTCTGCTGTGAGGAAGCCGATGCCACTGAAATCCGACCTGCGCGAGGCGGAGGAGCTCGTCTCCTTGGGATTAGGAACCCTACCTAACCCGGGCGAGTACCGACGAAAACTCAAGCCCTTACTCACGCTACAAGCAAGAGAGGGGAAACGCATACCTGTTGGCCGGAAAACCCGGCCGGAGAAGGAACTCCTGGGGCAACTCAGGATTCTTGACATGAACCAGTTTCCTCCGCTGGTTGGCGAAAGGCTGATTAAGCCAGTAGTCCAGGGCACGCCAGGTGCCTTGCGTGTTAGAGAGGCGCCCTCATGGGATGTAAGAGTGAGACCCTTACATCACGTGGGGACGATCGGGTTCATTCAAGAACCCGGCTTCAAGTTGCGAGCAGTAGCTAACCCGAATAGGGTGCTACAAGCTGCACTGGAGCCTCTCGGCGAGTATGCGTTCTCTTGGTTGCGTAAAGTCCCAGAGGACTGTTGCTTCAGCCAGGAAGCTGGAGTGTATAAAGTCCAGGGAGTTCTCGCGAGTGGACTT